TCCTCAGTCAAGCCCATCTGCCGAATCTTCTTCAGATCGTCCAAGGTCATACGCTCCCGCATAACCTGAGCCAAGTTCCCAGCTGCTCCTGATTCACTTAACAACTCCGCATAAAACATACAGAGCCGATCATACGCATCACGATTCGACGCATAAGTTCCATAAGCATGCCCAATAATTGACAACATCGTATCAATACAATCCCTCGGTCGGGTAATTCGTCCCCAGACGGCTCTAACTAAATACTCCCTCGATTCTCTAAACGGGAGAAAGTTTGGCTGTCCAGGGACACCCTTTTCTGGGTTAATAATAAACTGATGTTTTAAAAAAGTAGCTCCCCAATTAATAATCCATCCATCTTTCACCTTAGAACAAAATGGTATCCCATCCTTCACATCCCTCATCTCCACATTAAAATGTTTCTTCATAAAATGTTTAAAGTTAGTCGCTGAAAAATAAATTGCTCCTTTTCCTGTTCCCTTATTATACAAGTGATCATCTCCATAGACAATAACCATAATAATCGTTAAAAGTTCCATTTCAAGTTGTTCCTGCTCATCCTCCGGAGCTGTCCGCAACTGATAAACTGCAAAGAGCATAAAATACATCGCCATCACCCAAGAATCCATGTGACTCGTGTTATACGCTCCAGAGGGAACTCCTCCTTTAACAAAACCCCATATAGAACCAAAGAGCTGAGTAATGCGCACTATCATATTCTTCAGTAAGAACTTCACAATCTGCTCAAAAACTGGAAAATCCTCTGACTCCGGATCCACAAAATTCGACATCGACGACCAATAAAGATTCACACATTGCTCCACCACCGTCTGGTCATAAAGCCTAGCATCACCTTCACACATCTGGTCAATCCATGCTGTCTCTACTGTAATTCCAAGACACTGAGCTAACGTATCCGCTCCTCCATGTGACCATCTATGACCAATCCTAATAACCCATCCTCGCTCTCTAAACATTCTAATGTGCGACACCAGTCGCTCCAACAGAATATAAATCGAACATGGAATATTGAAAACACGAAGCTTTTCCCGCCACTGAGCCCATTTATCATCAGTCGCTTGCTTATCAAACCCGACAAAATTTTCATCTTTTGGGGGAACCACCCAAGGAATATTTGGTTCCTTTCCTGTCCTTAAGTACTCCAAGATCGCTTCCACTTCTTGTTCAAACGTGTCGATCTTCTTACCATTCGGAGATACCTTAATCGGCTCTGGGTGTTCCACCGTCGGCTTAATCTCAAACTTCTTACCATTACTGCGTCCATTGGACGCTCCCATGTACATATCCTTTAAGACAGCCAACGATAACTTATAAGTATCCTTCTTTGTTAAGTCGACACGCATCTTTCGATACAAAAGATCCATTGCTTCATTCAAATGGGCAAACGCCGCCTTAGGGGCATCACCTAAATTAGATCTAGACATACTTAAAATTGCTCGAGCCAACTTCTGAGGAAACAAATCTGCCATCGCTGCTATCACATGCGGATGACCATTCGTCATCCCACACGCCCAATGAAACATCGACTCTCGA